CGATCTTATTAGGAATGAAACAATGACAAATGGAAAAATCACACGCAAATTTAACGAAAGAACACAACTACTACAAAAACAATTACTTACAAAACTAACAAATTTTGATAATAAACATGAAGAAAAGAAAATATTTTACAAAAATGACAGATCAATTAAAAAAGCGGCATCTACAACTGTGAATTATGCTCAACGACGAGTTGAACAAAGAATTAATGATGAGAAACGTGTAAATGAATTTTATGATTTAATAGATAATAAATTTGATGAAATATGTTTCAATTTATGTTCTAAGGAAGCGTTAATTACATCCCACGTAATTGACGATTTTTCGAAATGTTTACCAATAATAAAAACATATCCTGATTTGTTACTTGATTTAGTTACTATCTTTCCAAATCCAGATCCATCAATATGTAGAAATATAGATGATAATAGATTATGGAAGCCAGATATTGCACTTGTTAATGATGCGTTTATTTTCGATGATGTAACTAATCAAGTGTTAGATGCAAAATACAGGTATTTGATTAATATGGATGGAAATTTAATTCGAAAATATTTAGATAACAGAAATGATACAGATTTTAATGTTAAAGTCAATAGTGAACTATTTTTACAACTATCAAACCAATCTAGATGGAATAACATATGGATACAAATTGCAATATCTTTATTTTATACTGATACTATATCACAACAAAAAGCATTAATTAATTTGGCAATTGAAACGAATCCTAATCGACGTTTGGCCACAGAGTTAATAACATATCAAACGATTGCATATATTATAAGAAAATTTATTATGTTGCCTTTTTCAGTTAGACAGGATGGTAAATTAGATATATCGTATACTGAGCAAACGTGGACTACGTGTTTGATACCTTTGTTATATTCTTTGCTAGAACTATCAAAAGAAGAGAAAGGACATAACATAAATAAAGATTTTTTGATACCGATGATAAACTATAGAATTAGATGTGCTTATACATCATTTGAAACAGAAACATTAGATAGAAAAGGAATTTATTCTTCAATGATAAAAATGATAACATCAAGATTGTACAAATATGCTAGATATACTTATGATATATCGTTTCAATTACAACGATTATGTGAATACCATGGTAATAAAGAAGTTTATGTTTCCGATGATGAAATGGCTGTATTACAAAATAAAGTGATTGAAAAATGTGATCCGGATTTTTTAGCTGTATTTGATAAATATCTAGAAATGTTAAATACTGGAACAGCATCCCAAAATACAGAATTGGCCAGATGGTTGTCAGGTATAGTGCTTACAATGGGAAACGCTGGGATATATTACAAAACATCACTAGTGTTAGAGAAAGAAAAATCAGTAGCATCACAGACTTTAGGAACATTGAATTTTCCAAAACCAAAAACGATGTGGATATTTAATGATACTAAATTGGATTTAATAACGGATTGGAATTCAGGCGATGAAGTGTTTTCTGAAATAAATTTAAAGTATAAAGATGCAATCAAGGGATATTTAGATGAATTAAATGGAAATTTGCAAGAATGGTTTTATACCTTACTAACCAACAGATCACAAGGTTTTAAGGTTGATGTTGAAAAGTTTGTGAATAATATGAACATTGATGATCAACTCTTGCAAGATTTGAAAAATGTAGGACAAGTTCGTGTTGCCTCATTCTTGTTAGACAATGAAGTATTTTCAGTATTTAATAGATACTTTGACAATTTGCAACAAAATGGTGTATGTACAATTAGGTTCCAGAATAATAGGCGAGCGAGAATTGTTGAAATTGTACCAAATGTGGACCAAATTGCTTACGCTCTGATTCTTAAAATATTTGAAGAATTAAAAACAGATGTTGAAGATATCGCCGTTGGAAAGCAAATTGGTGGAATTGTAGATATGGGAATTCAATTGCGAATGTCAGGAAAAGATAATGCAATAAGTATCTTTTCGGATGTCGCAGCTATGGATGCTCATACACAACCTAACGTTTCAGTCATGTTCTTGAAAATGTTGAGTGAGTTGATTATTGAGAATAATATTGGACCACAAAATTATTTTCCATTCAAAACTAATGACTGTTTGATAGAAGAACGTTTTGATATCACGAATCAAAGATTACAAGGTAGATATGTACAACCAATTAATCAAAATTATAAGCAAAAACTAATACCATCACTAGCACAAACATTATTATTCGTTGCCTCTCAAAGATTGAATAAAAAATATGAATTACGAGATAATATTTTTAATTGTACAATAGATATTAATCCAACTATTTTTGAATCAGGGCGATTTGATACATCAGCGCAACATTCCACTTTGTTGAAATTTTTATCAGATATTGTGTATGAGAATATAAATGTTAAAGTACCAAGTGTTGCTGGAAAGTATATATTTCATAAACGAAAGTTTGGTGATGATTCGTATGAAGCATTAGAGATAAATGGAATGTCATCAAATGAAAAAGAGTCCATTTTACAATATATAATCAAATCAACAGAAGACGTATTGTATCAAGTTGGTTTAAAGGCTGAGACTGAATTATCCTCATATTATGGAGATTTTTTACAACAAATGGCGATTTGTGGAGTAGTAATGCCAAAATCAGCTAGATCATCCATTTATACAGATGAAAAGAGCGCATTAGTAAATAGAGATATGATTGACTTAATTACAAATTTAGCGAACATAATTACAGCGTCTGCACAAAGAACGTATGCGCCGGAAAATGTAATGTCATTAGTTAGAAATATTTGGGCTACAAATCGAACTTTCAGAATTTTGTCATCAAAAAATGTTGTACTGAATAAGAAGTTAGCACCTTACATCAAAATTTATGGATCAAGGTCATACCTAGAATATCCTTACATAATGATATCATTATCGCCACTTAATTTTCCGAATCAGACATTTTTGTTTGATAATGGCTTAGTACTTCCAGCATCATCAAGCGTACGCACAGTAGGAGCATGTAAATTGAACTATATATGGAATGAAGTAATTCCAATAACAGTTCGTGAACAGTTAGTTACAGCTGATAAATCATTGGTAGGTGACGTTATTGTAACTGATCCAGTGGAAGCATTTGTTAATGCTTTGGAAGGAACGCACATTGTTGAATCATTAATTTTATTTAAATACACGAGATCACAAGAGTTATCTGATATTAGATATAAAAGACTAGCAGATCCAATTGTAAAAATGGGAAAAATTGCCAAAGAATATTTTAATTCTAATATGTTGAACATTTCTTTTTCAGCAGCTTTAGCATTAAAGCAAACTTATGGCATAACTATGCCAGACAGCTTGTTATACTATATGAAACCAATAGAGCAGTTAAAGAATATGTTTGAAACGAGAGGTGAGACACCTGATGAATCAATTGGATTAAATGATGCTTATATTAGGTTTTTAAATAAATCATTCAAAACAATTCCAAAAGATTTATCTGATTTAATTGTTAACACATGTATATTTTGGATTAAAAGTAACGAAAAGATTGATCAATGCAGTACCGAATGTTCAGAATTGCCTTTAATGCCAGGATATAATATTGATTCCGATTATTATAGGGCACAATGTCTTGTAGGAAATGCTCTTAAAACAGCTCAAAGAAAAAATAAGGCATTAGTATCTTTTACAACTAGATATGGTGGATCATATAATATGGAAGTAATCCATAGAATTGGTATGAAGGCGAAACAAGCAGGCGGTCACGGTAACACAACGGCTTTTTATTTATTTTTAGATGCAATGCAATTACCTCCACGAATCAGAAATGCAGTCGAACAAATGTTTTTAAATGATGATACTATTTTACTAACTGATTTATATCAATCAGGATTTCAACCAGAACAGAATTTTGCAATATCAGATTCAATTACAAATGTGAGAAATTATATTACTTTTAAAAATAATTTAGCATCATCGGGTCGAGAAACAATGACGGTAATTTTGAGAGATTACCTGTTTCTCAACGCAAATAAAGATCAGCCTACTCACAAGTACAGACCTTTATTGCCCCCAACAACGTTCGTTAAATTCAATCTGCGCAACATGCTCTCAAAGGTTGGCGTCAGCGCACTATAATGAAAGTCTCTATAATTGTCGAAGTTTACATATTCCCTCCTAGACGTCAGGTGTCCAAGCGCGCGG